CGACGGCATGGATTTATTGGGTTGCGTTGCCGCGATTGCGGTAGCAGCAGTCATCTTCCTTGTGATCTTCGTAGGAGTGAAGCATGGAATTTGAGACAACTTGTTGCGACATCCCCTGCATCGTTCGAGTGACTGCATGGGAACCGTACCGCCCAGCCTTCATCAGCGGCCCGCCAGAGAACTGCTACCCGTCTGAAGGCGGGTGTGGGGAGTGGGAGTTGTTGGACTTGGATGGCAACCCGTCTGCGGAATTAGATAAGTTGGTTCGTACCTATCCGCAGGTTGAAATGTCTATCGATCAGCAGGTGTTTGATTACATGGAGGGGGACTAGGTATGCGAAAACTGATTGCAGTCTTGGCGCTTGTCTGCGGCCCCGCCCAGGCACAGTTCTTCAGCGGGAACGAACTCTACGAGCGCCTGCGAGATGGGCGGCTTTCTCAGGTCATGTTCTATGTGGCAGGCGTCCATGATGCCAACGACAAGGTTCTGTTCTGCTCACCAAGTGATGTGACCTTGGGGCAGGCGCTTGATGTGGTCAGGCGTTATCTGGAAACGAGGCCAGAGCAGAGGCACTTGTCTGCCGACTTCTTGGCATCCCAGGCAATGCGTGCTGTGTGGCCATGCCGGAAGGGGAGCGGGATATGAGCCTACGAGAAGCGGCGCAGCAGGCGCTGGAGGCGTTGGGCAAGTGGAGTAGTGGCCGCGACATAGACGCTGTGCAACTGAACGATCTGATCGCCACGCTTGAGTCCGCGCTGGAGCAGCCGGAGCAGGCAACTGGTAAGGAATCCTTACAAGTTGGTCAGGAGGAGCCAGAAGGGGGGTGGCAGTCTGCCCCCTCCCCTCAAGTGACGCAGCGCATTGCAGACATGCCCATGTCCGAGTACCGGCGTGGCGTGAACGATGGGTTCAAGTTGGGCTTGCGAGAGGGACGCATCAAGGCCGAGGACGAGATGCGGGAGCAGCCGGAGCAGCCGGAGCAGCCGGTGGCGTGGCTGGAATCGCCATACGGTTCAATCAGGATGAACACAACAATGCGGTTTCAGTTTCCTCCGCAAAGCCTGAAGTGGAAGATACCCCTCTACACCCACCCACCGCAGCGCAAGCCGCTGACGGATGAGGAGATTCTGTTGGACGAAGTGCTGCGCTACCACTTTGGCTGCAACGGCGGGGCAGGCCCGGTTTCACAAAAGGGAATCAAGATCATCAGAGCCATCGAACGCGCACACGGGATTGGAGGTGAAGCATGACCCCGCAAGAAGTCATCCACATCAAAGCCGCCAAGTACGCCAACACCTGCAAGGAGCAGTTTCTTCAGAAGGTCAAGGAAGGCGTCATCGAACCCCGCACCAAGAAGATGGAAGGGTGGATATGGATGGCCCACTACGAAGGCTACAGGGATGCGCTGCAAGAACAGTTGATGGAGTCGAAAGAAAAGTACACATGGGGCACCCCGCTGCTAGATGCGGCACTGTTGGCACCTGAACCGGGTCAACTCAAGGACAGGGGGCAGGAATGAATCTCGTTTGGTCGTACAGCAGCCTCAAGACATTTGAGCAGTGCCCGAAGAAGTACTACCACCTCAAGGTAGCCAAGGACGTTGTCGATGTTCCGCATGAAGCGGCGCTGTACGGAAGCAACGTCCATAAAGCCGCAGAGGAACACGTGCGTGACGGCAAGCCCATGCCGAAGAAGTACTCGTACATGGAGCCGATCCTTGAGTCGCTGAAGAAGATCCCCGGCGATAAGTACTGCGAGATTGAGCTTGGCCTTACCAAAGACCTAGCACCGTGCGCGTTTCGAGCGCCGGACGTGTGGTGGCACGGCATCGTGGACTTGCTCATCGTGGATCAAAACAAGGGCTTGGCCCACATGATCGACTACAAGACGGGCAAAAGCGCACGCTACGCCGATACCAAGCAGCTTGACCTGATGGCCACAGCCGTGTTCGCGCACTTCCCCGACGTGGGCAAGATCAAGTCGGCCTTGCTGTTCGTGGTGAGCAACGAGTTCGTCCGCAAGGAACACCACGTTGGCAATCGCAAGGAATACATCGGTGGGGTTATGCCGACGATAAAGCGCTTGGAACAGTCGTTTGAGAGTGGCACTTGGAACCCAAACAAGGGGCCGCTGTGCCGCTTCTGCCCCGTTAAAAACTGTCAACACTACGGAGGAGTCTGATGTATCAGCGCCCTGTCTACGAAACCGAAGCCGACCGGCAACGTGAACGGGCGGTGCAGGAGTATCTGCTGCGCAAGATCGACTGCCTGTGGCAAGAGGCTCCGCCGAAGGACAGCATCGACGGCTACCTCTTCCACCCCAACCGAGACCTTGGGGCAGTCGTCGAGATCAAGATCAGGACTAACCGTAGCACTGCGTACGACACCTACATGCTCAGTTCGTACAAGTGGCGCAACGGGCTGTATCGCGCCAAGACTTTGGGCGTGCCGTTCATGCTGGTAGTCAAGTTCGTAGACGGCGTGTTCTACACGATAGTAGACGACGCCTACGAGATAGGACGTGGCGGCCGCTATGACCGCAACGACCGCTTCGACTCAGAAGAGTGTGTGTTTATCCCAATGGATACGTTTAGACCGCTATAGGAGGCACCATGCCGTACGTAAATAAACCCCGTCCGTACAAGAAAGAGTACCAACAGCAGGTAGCTCGTGGGGAGCATGAGCGCCGTATGGAGCGCCAGCGCGCACGCAATCAGTTCGATCAGAAGAACCCTGACCGCGACGGCGACGGCACTGCTGATGCTCGTGAGGGCAAAGACCTCGCCCACAAGGTTGCGCTGAGCAAAGGCGGCTCCAACAAACATGGAGTCAAGGTGGAGAGCGCAGCAGGTAACCGTTCGTTCAAGCGCAACTCCAACCACAAGCTCGTCTCCGAGAAGAGCAAGCGGGAGCGGAAGAAGTAACTAATGGACCCAAAAGACTTTCTCCCCGGCTACGACTGGCCTGCACCGCACAACGTAGCCCCGTTCCTGCACCAGAAGGAGACGGCAGCGTTCCTCTCTGGCCAACGTAAAGCCTTTTGCTTCAATGAGCAAGGCACGGGCAAGACAGCCTCGGTGATTTGGGCGACCGACTACCTCATGAAAGTGGGGCTGATCCGTCGCGTGCTTGTGGTGTGCCCCCTGTCCATCATGCACTCAGCGTGGCAGCAAGACCTGTTCAAGTTTGCTGTGCACCGCCGTGTCGATGTGGCTTATGGCAGCGCCAGCAAGCGCAAGGAGGTCATCAAGGCTGGTGCCGAGTACGTCATCATTAACTTCGATGGCGTGCAGATTTGCAAGTCCGAGATCATCAACAACTGCTTCGACCTCGTCGTTATTGACGAAGCCTCCGCGTACAAGAACGCGCAGACGGATCGGTGGAAGACGATGCGCGATGTACTCAAGCACGTCAAGGGTCTGTGGATGCTCACGGGCACCCCCGCTGCTCAGTCCCCGCTCGACGCCTACGGACTAGCCAAACTCGTGAACCCGGAAGGACTGCCCATGTTCTTCTCGCAGTTCCGCGACATGGTCATGAGCCCGGTAAACATGTTTAAGTGGAAGCCCAAGCCACAGGCAAAGGAGATAGTCCACAAGATATTGCAGCCTGCCATCAGGTTCGAAAAGCGGCAGTGCCTTGACCTACCGGAAGTCACCTTCGCCGACCGGGACGCGCCAATGACGCCGCAGCAGAACAAGTACTACCAAAAGCTGCGCAAGGACATGCTCGTGGAGGCAGCAGGCGAAGAGATCACGGCAGTTAACGCAGCGGTGCAGATCAACAAGCTGCTTCAGATCGCGTGTGGCTCGGTCTATACCGACACCAAGGAAGTCCTCGACTTCGATGCAAGTAACAGACTAGCAGTAGTCAAGGAAGTCATCGACGAGACGACCAACAAAGTCCTCGTGTTCGTGCCGTTCACGCACACCATCGAGCAGATATACAAGTACCTAACCAAGAACGGCATCACGGCAGACATCATCAACGGTGATGTGCCCGTACACAAACGTACAGAACTCGTCAAGAGGTTCCAAGAGCAGGACGACCCGAAGGTGCTGATTATTCAGCCGCAAGCCGCATCCCACGGACTTACCCTGACCGCTGCCGACACTATCGTTTGGTACGCTCCCGTGACCAGTGTGGAGACGTACCTACAAGCCAACGCACGCATCGACCGACCGGGACAGAAGAACGCGATGACCGTGGTGCACATCAAGGGCAGCCCCGTCGAAGGCCGCATGTACTCTCTGCTGCGGCAGAACATGATGACCCACGCAGAGATCATAGACCTCTACAAGCAAGAGCTTGAAGAAGGGGCTTGACAAAGTCAAGTTGAGCCGCATAATAGACGGCACCAACAACGAAGGAGCGAACCATGGACACCACAGTCCAAGACCCACCCACCCCCGTAATTAGCGGCGTGCCGCTTGAGCAACTGACTGCGACCTACATCAAGATCAGGGACGCACGTAGCCAACTCAAGCAGCAGTACGAAGCACAAGACGTTGACCTAGAAAGGCAACTTCGCGTGATCGAACAAGAGATGCTGGAGATCTGCAAGGCGGTAGACGCCAACAGCATCAAGACAGATGCAGGGACAGTCATCCGTTCCGTAAAGTCACGGTACTGGACGAATGACTGGGATTCTATGTATCGCTTCATCAAGGAGCATGATGCATACGCCCTGTTAGAGAAGCGGCTTCATCAATCGCACATGAAGCAGTTCCTTGAAGAGAATCCCGAAATCGAACCCGCAGGGCTCAATGTCGAGCGGGAATACACCGTGGTCGTTAGACGTTCTAAGGAAAGTTAGAAATGAGCAACATCGTACTCAGCCAAGACGTGCCCGACTTCCTGCAAACCGCAGGGGTCAGCGAACTCACCAAGCAACTCGCAGGTCGCTCCGGCGCTAAGCGCATCGTGCCCAAGAACGGCACGTTCAAGCTCGTCGTTGGCGGCGAAGAAATGGGCAAGATCAAGGGTGACTTGAATGCCATCGTGGTCAACGCCGCACCCAAGGTAGGCCGCATCTTCTACGCTAAGGCGTGGAGCCCCGATGCCGAGCCGACCGCACCCGACTGCTTCAGCAATGACGGCAATGTGCCAGATGCTAAGGCAGCTAACCCTCAGTCGCATAACTGCAATGACTGCCCTCAGAACGTCAAGGGCTCCGGCCAAGGACAGTCCAAGGCATGCCGTTACAGCCGTCGCGTGGCGTTGGTGCTTGAGCAGGACTTCAACACCAGTCTTGAGGGTCAGGTGTATCAGATGAACCTTGCGTCCAAGTCGCTGTTCGGTGACAGCGTCGGCGATGCAATGACGTTTGAGAACTACAGCAAGTACCTTAGCAGCAACGGCAAGAGCATCGACTACGTGGTCACCAAGATCTCGTTCAACGACGAGAACGACAACCAGTCGTTGCTGTTCACTGCCAACCGCTACATCAAGCGCCAAGAGTTCGATGTGGTGCAGAAGGTGGCGAACACGGAGCAGACCAAGGCACTCGTGGTGATGACTCCCTCTCAAGCCGACGGTGTAACGAAGCAGCCCGCTCTCGCCGCACCCAAGGCTGAGGAGCCTGAGCCCGAGCCGACCAAGCGTGCAAGCAAGAAGGCCGACGGCGATCCTCCGTCTAACAAGAAGAGCCTCGCTGATGTTGTGTCGGCGTGGAGCGATGAAGGGTAACCAATGCCTCACGGATACAGCCAATACACCATTGCAGCGAACAAAAGCGCTAACAAGCGGTTGATCGGCGTAGCTCTCGGGCGTGCCTGTATTGCTCGTGGCGTGTCCGTAGCAAGTGTGGCCGAGCGATTCGGTGTATCCCGCCAGACCATCTACAACTGGTTCGGTGGGGTGCACGATCCAAAGCCTGAACTGCTACGGGCCGTGACAGCCTACGTTGCACACCTGACCAAGTAATCCGAGTAGCGGGGCATCGTCCCCGCTCCTTCCT